TTAATTCGGTATTTCCAACCGCTATTAGTGAACTATCCTTTGATACAGCAGGTGATGTTGAATATTTAAAAGCGACTGTAACATTTCAATATACTACATACGAATTCAAATAAACACTGTACAAATGCCGTTTTTGATGGTATAATATATAATATATGATATGATTATGAGGAAATTATGAATACATTAGAACAAATACATGAAATGTGGAAAACAGATTGTTTAATTGATAAAATAGACCTAGATAAATCTGCTAGGGATTCAGCCAAACTACATTCCAAATACCTAGAACTTTACTCAGTTCATAAGCTTAAAGTTAAAAAACTAGATAATGACTTTAAAGTGCTACTTAAGAACAAATGGTTACATTATAACGGCAAATTGAGTAAGGAAGAAATCGATGAATTAGGATGGAACTATGACCCATTAAATGGACTCACTGTTCTAAAAGGCGACATGGATAAATTCTATGACTCCGACCCTATGATTCAAGAGCACCAAGCTAGAATTCAATACGCGCAAGAAGTTTGTGATACCCTAAAAGAAATATTAGAAAATATTAAATGGCGACATCAGAATATTAAAAACATTATAGAATGGAATAAGTTTACTAGTGGAATATAAGATACACGAACACAGATATACCTTTACAGGTAACTTTGCATATGCAGCTGATTGTATACGCCATGCTCTTGAAATGATGGGATATACAGAAGGCGATAATCCTGACTTACACATTTATAATCATACATGTAGAGATTTAGAACCTGACATGCCAGAGAATTCTATTATCTTTAAGCCAACAGCACCAACCAGTAAACATTTTCAAATATGTGATTTAGGATATGCTAATAGTTCTCGTATTACATTCGAAGAACCGATTGAATATGAATATCGTAAATATGATAATATAGAATGGAATGAGATACAAGATATGGTTGATAGAAGAGCAAATAAATGGGACGATTCCATAATGCTCAAATGGCCAGATGCAAAAAATGTAAAGAATGACCATATCTTAATCGTAGGGCAAATGCCAGAAGACGAAACAGTTATGGGATTTGGATTTGGTGACCATTGGAAGAAGATGTGTATGGTTATAGATAAATTAGATGGTTATGATAATATAGTAATTAAATTGCATCCTAGAATAAACAAAGCTGGCGTGAGAAATTTAGATAAAAAGATTAAAGAATGGGAAGAAAAAGGCCATCAAGTTTTTTATGGTTATGAATCTATACATAGTGTATTACCAAAAACAAAGGTAGCTATTATAGAAAACTCAACATCTGGAATTGAATGTATGATGCATGATGTTCCAATCATTTCTTATGGATACCCAGACTATCATTGGATTACAAAAGATTTAAGAATACTAACTAGTCTAAAAGAATATATAAATGACCTTAGTTGGTTTAATAAAGAAAAAAGTAGAAGGTTCCTTTGTTGGTATATAAACGAATACCTATGCTACGACATACCATCAACAATGAATAGAATAACTCAACTCTTACAGGAAACAGATGGAAACCATCACAGTTAAAAAGCGAAACGAAGCCTTTTTAGAAATTATAACCGAACCAAGCGTAGAACAAGAGTTATCAGAACACTTCTGTTTCTATGTACCTGGTTATAAGTTTATGCCAGCATATAAAAATCGTATGTGGGATGGAAAAATACGATTATATGATATGAGAAAGAAAACTTTATATACTGGATTATATAAGTATCTTACACAATTCGCAAATGAAAGGCAATACGATATTGTCTGTAAAGAAGATGCCTTCTATGGCACTCCTGACGAGGTACTAAATCATGACATTGACACCTTTTTGGCCAATTTGACGGCTAGCGTGAATGGAGAGGATATATCCCCCAGGGATTACCAAGTAGATGCCTTCTCGCTCTTGTTACGAGAAACTAAAAGCCTTTTATTATCACCAACTGCTTCTGGAAAGTCATTAATCATTTATATGGCGTTAAGATATTACCTTGAAACTTATGAAGACGATGTATTAATAATTGTCCCTACTACATCATTGGTAGAACAGATGTATTCGGACTTTGCAGACTATTCAAGTAAAGATACTTGGGATTGTGCTAAAAATTGTCATAGAATATATGCTGGTAGAGACAAATATAATTTTAAAGAAAGGGTTACTATTACTACATGGCAATCCATTTATAAAATGGGACCTCAATGGTTCCAAAGATATGGTATGGTTGTAGGAGACGAAGCACATAATTTTAAAGCTAAATCACTTACAGCTATATTAGAAAAATGTACTGAAGCAAAATATAGAATTGGAACTACAGGTACATTAGATGGAACACAAACTCATCAGTTAGTATTAGAAGGATTATTTGGTCCTGTCCACCAAGTCACGACGACGAAAAAATTAATGGACAATAAAGATTTAGCCAAATTAGATATTAAAATATTATTAATGAAATATAAAGATGTTATATGTCAAGAAATGGCTAAAAGAAAATACCAAGAAGAAGTAGATTATATTGTAAAATATGTACCTCGTAATAATTTTATTTCTAACCTAGCATTAGACCAAAATGGTAATACATTAATATTATTTCAGTTTGTAGAAAAGCATGGTAAACCATTGCATGATATGTTATCACAAAAGATAAATAAAGATAGGAAGCTTTTTTATGTATCAGGAGAAACAGATGTCGACACCAGAGAGAAAATCCGTGAGATTACCGAGACCCAAACCAATGCCATTATTGTTGCTTCCATGGGCACTTTTTCTACTGGTATTAACATTAGGAATCTTCACAATATTATCTTTGCTAGCCCTACTAAAAGCCAAATTAGAGTCCTTCAGTCGATAGGACGTGGATTAAGAAAAAGTAACGATGGTAGGAATACAGTTGTATATGATTTGGCTGACGATATGCATTGGAAATCTAAAAAGAATTATACATTAAACCATGCTGCCGAAAGAATTAAGATATACAGTAAAGAAAAATTTAATTACGAGATACACGAAGTAAACATATAAATAGATATATGGAAAGTAATATGGACATAAGACACATTAAAATGATTAACGGAGATGAAATTATCGCACTTGTTAATCGAAATAATGATGAAAATCTTCTAGTTGAAAGACCTTGTGCTATTAAATTGAACATGGTTGGAACCTATACTCTGAGTCCATATTTTCCATTCTCATCAAGTACCTTATTTAAATTTTTAAAGAATAGAATCTTATGTAGTGTTAAGATTGACGAATCTTTAAAACAAAAGTATTTAGATTTTGTACTTAAAATGAGAAATCCCACCGGTGAACTGTTGGCTGGTGAAAGTGAGATGTTACAACAGTACCAAGACGTTTTGAAAGAGTATGCGAATCAGGTGGCTGAAGAAGAGGAATATTATTATGAAGGAGATGAACTACCTCCAAAGAAGATACTGCATTGACAATAGCTATATCTTCCCTGCCCCCGTATACAATACTATTATATACTATAAACAACGTTTTGTACAGTGTTTTCTGCAAAATAATGCAAATAAAAACTAAGATTAATCCTGTACAAAACCCTTAAGTTATGGTATAATATACAAATTATGGAGGAAACCCAACTATGGCTTTAAAACCAAAAGAAAAACCACACTATGTAAATAACAGAGAGTTCTCTCAAGCAGTAATGGATTATGTTACTGAAAAGAATTTAGCAGAAAGTAAAGGAAAAGATGTTCCGAAAGTTACTGACTATATTGCTAAATGTTTTATTAAAATTGCAGAAGGATTATCCCATAGACCGAACTTCGTGAGGTATACCTATCGTGAAGAAATGGTTATGGATGCAGTAGAAAATTGTTTAAGAGCAATCGGAAACTATAATCTAGAAACAGCTACGAGAACTGGTAAACCTAACGCATTCTCATACTTTACTCAAATTTGTTATTTTGCTTTTATCAGAAGAATTACTAAAGAGAAAAAGCAACAAGATATCAAATTTAGATTTATTGAAAAGATGGGTATTGAAGAATTCGTACAAGCTGGTATGGATAATGAAATGGCAGCTGAAACTATGGCGTATGTTGATACTCTAAAATCTAGGATTGCAAGAGTTAGAACAAACGATGATAAAATTAAAAAATTCGCAAAAAAAGAAAAGGCTCAACAAAAGCTTGAGCTCTTTATGAAATAATGAAAGTAGCTATATTAAATGATACCCATTGTGGTGTAAGAAATTCAAGTGACATTTTTCTTAGATACCAAGAAAGATTTTACGAAGAAGTATTCTTCCCATATCTGAAAGAACACAACATCAAGAATATTTTGCATTTAGGAGATTATTATGAACACAGAAAATTCGTCAATTTTAAAGCTCTTAATCAAAATCGCAAACATTTTCTTGAGCCTATGCGGGATGCTGGTATTACTATGGATATCATTCCTGGTAATCACGATGTTTATTATAAAAATACTAATGAGCTGTGCTCACTCAAAGAGTTGCTCGGATATTTTACTTCAAATGTCAACATTATTATGAAACCAAAAGTCCTGGATTATGCAGGCTGTAAAGTAGCTGTGATTCCATGGATTAATAATAGTAATTACCAAGAATATACTAAATGGGCTATGAGCTGTAATGCTTCTATTCTTGGAGCACATTTGGAATTAAAAGGATTTGATTTATTACCTGGAGTACCTAACCCACACGGAATGAGTGCTGATGTATTTAGTAGATTTGAAATGGTATTAAGTGGTCATTTCCATACTAAATCAACTCAAGGCAATGTTACATATCTTGGTTCTCAAATGGAATTTACTTGGGCTGATGTAGATGACCCAAAATATTTCCATGTATTAGATACAGAAACAAGAGAAATTGAAGCTGTAAGAAATCCAATCACGATGTTCAAAAAAGTAATTTATGATGACACAAAGGTAAATTACGATGAAATCGATATGAGTCAGTTTGAAAAGAAATTTATTAAGCTGATTGTTATTAACAAAAACGACTTATACATGTTCGATAAATTTGTAGATAAATTACAGAGTATTGAAACATACGAATTAAAGATTGCAGAATCATTTGAAGAGTATCTAGGTGATAGCGTAGAAGACGAGAAAATCTCACTAGAAGATACTACTGAATTGCTTGATTCATATGTCGATGCCGTAGATACAGATTTAGATAAAGACCATTTAAAAGTTGAATTGAGAAAGCTTTATACTGAAGCACAAAACTTGGAAGTATTATGATACATTTTAAATCTGTTTCCTGGAAGAATTTTCTTTCAACAGGAAACGACCCTATTACTATATCATTAAATAAATCACCGACAACTCTTATTGTAGGTCAAAATGGTGCAGGTAAATCAACTTTATTAGATGCGTTATCATTTGGATTATTTGGTAAACCACATAGAGATATCAATAAAAAACAATTGATGAACTCTATTAATCGAAAAGGTACAGTTGTCGAAGTTGAATTTGTTATTGGAGATTCTAATTTTAAAATCGTAAGAGGAATCAAACCAACTAAATTTGAGATTTGGCAAAATGGTAATATGATTAACCAAGCATCTAATGTAAGAGATTATCAGAAGTTTTTAGAAACAAATATTTTAAAACTCAACCATAAATCATTTCACCAAGTAGTTGTATTAGGAAGTAGTTCATTCATTCCATTTATGCAATTACCTGCTTGGTCACGAAGAGCTGTAATTGAAGATTTATTGGATATTAATATCTTTTCAAAAATGAATCAGTTATTAAAAGAAAGAAATGCAAAGATTCGTGAAGAATTAGTTGATATTAATCATAACATCGATTTATTTAAAACAAAAATTGAAGCACAATCAAAATATATCAAGGATTTAGAAAGTCTAAACGAAGAACAAGTTGATATGAAACGTGATGCAATTAATGTCTATAAAGAAGAGATTTCAATTATATTCGAAGAATCTAAAAATTTAGGTAAAAACCTACAGACGATGATTCAAGGTGAAGAAAAGAACTATAAGTATTTTGGCGATAAAATGTCGGATATGAAAGCTTATAATAAAGACTTTAATAATAAAATTAAAACATTAGTTGAAGAAGCTAGATTTTTTGAGGATAACGATATCTGTCCTACATGTGAACAAGATATTGATGCTAATATTAAAACCAAAAAACTAGAAATACTAAAAGAAAAAGCTAAGGATGTCCAAGACCATAAAACCTCTTTAGAAAAAGAAGTAAATACTTTGGAAAAAGAAGGTCAAGAGATTATGAACAACCTTAATCAGCTAAGACAGAAACAACAAAGGATAAATTCTAACAATGATAAAGTCGCGCTCTTACAAAAGGAAATTGGTAAAACCCAAAAGGAAATCGATACGCTCCTTAAAACGTCAGGCGACACAAAGACGGCAAAGAAGGATTTATCTACTCTCAGAAAGAAAAAGGAATCTACAACCGAAAAGAAACTAGAGTATGTTGAGGAAAGAACCTATAACGAAGCTATTGGTGAGATGTTAAAAGATACAGGTATTAAAACCAAAGTTATCAAACAATATTTACCAGTAATGAATAGGTTAATTAATCAATATTTACAAGTATTAGATTTCTTTGTAGCATTCCATCTCGATGAAAATTTTGACGAAACAATTAGGTCACGACATAGAGATACATTCAATTATGCATCTTTTTCTGAAGGAGAGAAACAAAGAATCGATTTAGCACTACTCTTTACTTGGAGACAAATTGCTAAAATGAAAAATAGTGCATCAACTAACTTATTAGTTTTGGACGAAACATTTGATTCAAGTTTAGATATGGATGGAATCGATAATCTAACTAAAATCCTGGATACGCTAGAAGATGGTTCTAATGTATTCATCATCTCTCATAAAGGAGATGTCTTAGAGAATAAATTTAGGTCTAAGATTGAATTCTTTAAAGACAGAAATTTCTCTAAAATAAGATAATTTTTTTCTGTACAAACATACTTTACTATGGTATAATGGTACAGAATTAATTATCTGCCCTTAGCTCAGCTGGATAGAGCAACGGTCTTCTAAACCGTAGGTCGGAGGTTCGAATCCTCCAGGGCAGGCCAATATTTAGCCTGAAAGGCCCACATGGTGGAATTGGTAGACACAAGGGACTTAAAATCCCTCGCTTATGGCGTCCCGGTTCGAGTCCGGGTGTGGGCACCAGGCTAAAAAAACATGCATTATTTGCAAAAAAACACTGTACAAATGGCTCAAGCTATGGTACAATATACATATATTCAAATAAAGGAGTGATTATATGAATACAACAATCGCAAAACTACTAGCAAAAGAAGACGTTACCGTTCAAACCGGTGCATATTCTACTGCTTGGTTTGACATTAAAAACAGAACTCTAGGTCTTCCAGACTGGAAAGATATGGGTAAAGATGTCAAAGACCTTTTAATTGGTCACGAAGTTGGCCATGCATTATATACACCTTTCGAAGGATGGCACGATAGTCCAGAGAAATTGGAAGGATGCCCTAGGTCATATATTAATGTAGTTGAAGATTGTAGAATTGAAAAGAAAATCAAAAGAGATTATCCTGGT